AAACAAGAATACGATTTATATACCGATCTTGTTGATAAAAATGGTACACCGGTATGGAATCTACAACCAAGTGGTTCTGTTGGAAGTATGCAAGTTGTTGAAGTATTTCATAATGCACCTGTTCAATATGTCTTCAACTCAAACCTTGCAAGTAACTTCGTAGCAACAGGTCTTCCTGTAGAGTCGTACATCCCAGACACACGCTTTTATGTTCTTCCATTGTTTGAAGACGTGTTGAGAGCAGGAATGTTAGAAGCCGCACAAAGAGTTCGCAGATCACATTACAGCTACAAGATTTCTGGACGTAGCATTAGAATATATCCAACACCAAACAGTCTTGTTCCCGGTTACAACAACCGTGTTTGGATTCGTGTTAGATTTACCAGACAACCTTTTCCAACACTTGCTAATAGTATTGTTAACAGTGGTTCTGCTTATTCACCAGTTGGCTCTGGTTCTGCTGGATCATATGAGCAAGATAAGATTTACGGCGTCAACGGTCCATTTACAGCGCCGTTTGGGCCATTGAACTATAACAGTTTAAATATGTGGTGCAGAAACTGGATTGCGCAAATGACTTTAGCTCTTTGCACCATCCAGCTTGGACGTATTCGTAGTAAGTTCAAGAGTATGCCTATTCCCGGCGCTGATCTTACTCTCAACGGCGATGATCTTATCTCTCAAGGTAAAGAAGACAAAGAAAAACTTATGACAACGCTCAAAGAAACTTTGGATAACTTGACTTACGACAAAATCGCTGAACGTGAAGCAGCAAAAGCAGAAAATGCTGTAAAACAACTAGCATTTATACCTATGCCACCAAAATATGCGATTGGTATATTTTAGCCTGTAAAACCTGCCCTCTCCCCTATATACTAGTAGGAGAGGTAACGTTTTATGGAATACAAATACGAAGGTCATTCACTTAAATCCGGTATCTACAAAATCACAAACAAACTAAACGGAAGAATCTATATTGGTTCTGCTAAACGTTTCAAGGAACGGTGGCAATCTCACGTTTACTCTCTGAGAAATCAAAAACACAACAATAGTTTTCTTCAAGCGGATTTTAACAAATGCGGAGAAGAAGCATTTGTGTTCGAAGTATTGGAAGTTACAGAAGGCAAAACTAAAGAAGAACGTTTGTTGATTGAAGAAGTTTATATCGGGCAATATTACGACAAAGGTAACAGCTGCTATAATCTGTGTAGCCGAGCGATATCTAGAGAAAACACAAAAAGCAAAAACCCAGAAGAAACAAAACGCAAGATATCGGCTGCCACAAAAAAGATGTGGCAAGACCCAGAAAAAGCGGCTAGTATACGCAGCTCTATGAAAAGTGCGCTATCAGATCCAGAGACAGCCAAGCGTCATCAAGAGGGTCGCATTCGTTCGTGGGAAAACAATCAAGAACGTCGTGCCGCTGCTTCGCAACGTATGTCAGAACGTATGACAAACAATACGGAAGAAACAGAGAAAGTTGTAGAGATTCTAAAAGCATCACAACCTAAAGGCAGAGACACTTTTAGGAAACGAATGAAAGAAGATACAGAGCTTCGACAAACTTATGTTGATATTGCAAAAAAGAAAGCTGAAAATCTAAACGAGAGATACAAGAATGATGCTGAGTATAAAGCGATGATGGATAGAAAATCTATAGAGAACATCAAAGCGTATAACGAAAAACAAGCACAAAGCATACCAGTCAAAGCTCCTTTGGTATCACCAGATGGAATAGTTTATTCAGATGTTCGCAGTTTGAATGCATTTGCCAAAGAACATGGTTTAGATTCAAGTTCTCTTTACAAGCTTTATTCTGGCAAGCTGAACGAAGTAAAAGGTTGGAAGCTATTTATAGAATAGTGTAAAATGCCCCCTCTTCACTACACAGGATAAATCATGGCAAGACTATTCATTGGTTTAAGAGAAGTTCAGTTCATCAACGATTTGACGAAGGAGTTCATAAAAGATGTTGCTGGGCAAGTGATTCACTATTTTCCTGTGTCGGCCATTAAAAGCTCTGTGCATAAGATTTACAACGAGTCGCTGCAAAAGATTTTTGAGAATCCTATTTCTATTCCTGCTCTTGTAGGAATGCCAGAGTATTCAAGCAAAACAACAAACTTTGGTCCAGACATTGAAGCCAAGATTGAAGTACTTGTACAGTTCAAAGATTTGCAAGACAAAAAGATTGTTGTAAGCGAAGGTGATTTCTTTTCGTATGACGATATGTTTTATGAAGTGCTTACCGTTGTCAACGTTGGCAAAAATATTTTTGGTTTAGCTGAATATAACACAGCATGGAAGATTACAGCACGTTCTGCAAGACTTAATCAAATGGATGTACCCAACCTTCCCGATCCTAGACTTGCTCCAGAAGATATTCAAGTTACGTTTCAGCAGCAACGTGGTTTGCCATTAATGAATGATGGAAAAGAAACTGGAGACGTTCGTGAAATGAGAGAACGTCTCGGACAAGATATGGCTCCTATTGCTCTTGGAACAGGCCAACGTTCTGTTGAACCAAACGTAGGCGAAGAAGGTAACTTTATTGAAGGAGAAACTCCAAGCTTTAACAACGATCCGCTGCCTCCCAAAAAAGGAATATATGATGAATGATGTTGTCTAGTTATATTGCATGACAACACGTTACAACATTCCATATCAAGAAGGTAAAGCTCAGTTAGATACTGGCTATGATCTTCAAAACAACGATCCTTCAACATTTTACATACCTTCATGTGGCATTGAAGACGTTGATGCAGCTATGCACGCTTTGTTCGACAAAGATATACCGTTTAAAACGTATCAAGCAAACACAACCTATGAAAAAGAAATCAACTTAAAAAAACCATTTGTTGTGTTGGCAACAGGTGAAAGATTTGCTCTTGCAAAGCGTTTAAAGCCTTTTAGAGATCGAGCGGGTGTATTACTACTTCCAGCTATATCAATCCGCAGAACAACTATTGAACAAGCTTCTGGTGACACATTTGTTGGAGAGCTTACAATCAAACGTAGATTAGATGCATCTGATAAAGATTACCAATCACTTATCAATCGCTTGCTTTTAAAAAACGTTCCCAATCCTCCTGATACAACAAGAGGCAATAAAGGTGAAAACCAAAATGATCCTTCTATTCGTGAAGGAATGCTTTTAGACAACAAAACAAATCGTTTAAGAGCCGATCACATCTATGAGATTATCGCAATACCTTTTCCACAGTTTTTTACGGTGACTTATGAGATTGTGTTTTGGACCAACTACACGCAACATATGAACTATTTGCTGGAAACAATGCTTGCAAGTCAGATTGTTCCCGGCAAAGGTTTTTATCTTAAAAGCGACAAAGGTTATTGGTTTTCTGCAACAGTTGACAGCGGTCTTACTGCTCAAGATAACTTTGACGATATTACCGATCAAGAAAGATTAATCAAGTACAGCTTTAACGTAACCGTTAGAGGTTATTTGTTGGCTCCGTCTGGCCCCGGACAAAAAGTTCCATTTAAACGTTATCTTTCGAACGTCAACATATCTTTTGAAACATATATCGCAGATGGAAATGTGTTAGAACAACCAGCTATCAATCAATATAATGAAACCAAAAATGATTTCACAAAAGAAAATCCTTATGTGTTAACTGATATTGAGCAAGACCCAACAACCAAGCAAAAACCAACCGAACAAGAAAAGCTGATATTTGAACGAGTATATCGTGATCCAACAAATCAAAACGTTAAGCAAACAAAGTACGTGAAACAAATGTCTAACAATCAAAAACAAGGCGAAACAGTTTATACAGCTTCTGACCAACAAGCTTTGTTTGATTTCTTTGTTGATAACGAGTGAAACGGTGTCCTCGCAGGTAAACAGGTTTTCGGTATCTATTTATGCCGTAGAACTTTAACCATAAAGTGAGGACAACATTATGCCAGAAACAGTTTTAAAAGCCCCAAATTACTTTGATCGTGAGTTTGACTTAACTGAACGAACGATTCCTGTGGGTGGAACTCCTGCAACCGTTATTGGTGGAGCAGAAAGAGGCCCAGCATTCGTACCAGTAACACTTGGTAGCTACACAGATTTTGTTAATAAGTTTGGTGATGTAAATCCAAAATTTGTTGGCTCATATGGAGCCAAAGCATTTTTGGATGCAAAAGGAAGTGAACTTGCATCTGTCAACTATATACGTATTCTTGGATGTGGTGCAAACAATACCTCGGTAGATATATCAACAACAGAAGCAGAAGGCACTGTTACAAATGCTGGTATGCAAGTTGTTGGAAACGGTACCGTGTTCGCTTCTGGGGCTCTTCAAGGACGTGTACAGTTTCTTGTTGGCAAACACGCAGTACAAACAAACGAAGTGTTTGGTATGCCAGACTTTACCAACAACTCCAGCTATAACGTAAGTGGTTTCGGTGTAGACAATGACACCGTAAATCTTGTTCGTGCAGTTTTGTTCACAACCCCGGATTCACGCTTTCTTGTGTTGAGTGGTGCAGTTGATGCTGGTGGTGTATTCAACCCAACAGCTTATTTGTCTGCATTAGGCACCAATGAAGCGGCTCAAGTTGGTACCGAAGGACCAATGTCAGGTTTGTTTAAACTAGTTTTATCATGCTCTGCTGGTTCAAGCTTTGCTTCTGATGATGGTGTGGCTGGCCTTAAGATCTTTTCAGCTTCGCTCGATCCAACTTCAACACAATATGTTGGCAAGCTTTTAAACACAAACCCAGAAG